CCGCCATCTCGAAGGTGGAGAATGGGACGCCGGCCGTCGCCGCCGACGTGGAGGCCGGATATGACTTGATGTGACACCATAGAAGAAAGGAACGCTTATGACCTGGGACTGGATACTTCAGGCACTGGAGCTTCTGTTCGGACCCGGGTTTGTAGCCGTCTTTTGGGTATGGATCAAGAACCGGGACACCCGGAAGGCTGCTTCGGCCAAGGAAAGAGAGGATGTCTACAAGACCATGTATGACAACTTATCGGACACTTTAATTGATTTGCAGAATGAGAATATCAAACTTTATAAGGCGGTGCGCGAGCTTAACCGCACGATCCAGAAAGCTACGGCTTGCCCTCATTTTGCTGTTTGCCCTCTGCGCAGTGAGTTGCAGAACGGCGCGGGAGTCGTCGACATCGACCCTCCGGCAGCAGAACGACCAAAGCGACAGTCTAAGCGCAAGACGGCTGTGGCTATGGTCAGAGGGGATCCCGGCGAGCAAGGTGACGCTGACCATACCGAACGATAGCCTGGCCCGGCTTCCCAAGGGGGCGAGCTTCCAGGGCAAGGAGGGGCAGGCGTCGGTAAGGGTGAGCCTCGACGGGGACAACCTGGTGGTGGAGTCGCAGTGCGACAGCATCCAGCGGAGGTGCCTCTATCTGGAGGACGAACTGGTGAGGATTCGCAATGCGCTGCAACAGCGGGAGGAGCAGTCCTCTTCCGTGACGGTGACGCTCACATTCTGGCAACGGCTCTGGATACATGTGGGGCAGGTGCTGGCGGGCGTCGCGTCCACGATACTGATTGTTATCTTATTGAAACGATGTTTTAAATACTTTTGAATATGTACAAGAGAATTTATACGACTTTATAACGACATTAAAATAGAATAAAAACATGAATAGTGTACTCGATGGAACCAACCTTATCCTCTCAGTGGGAGGAAACGCGTTGGGATTTAGCACCGGTTGTAAGGTAAGCACCACAACCGAAACGGGCGAACGCCTCACCAAGGAGGCTGCCACCGGCAAGTGGAAGGAGAAGTACGTGAAGTCATTCTCGGAAACCATCTCGGCTGACGGCGTCGTACTCACCGACGGTACGAGCGAAACGCCCACTTATGACCAGTTGAAGGCCTTGCAGTTGGCCGGCGAACCGATTACCGCCACGTACTCGCTGCGCGACGGCGACAAGCGCACAGGCAAGACCTCCGGCGGTTACAGTGGCTCATACATCATCACTTCGCTCGAGCTGGACGCTCAGGCCGGCGATGACGCCAAGTACAGTCTCCAGCTGGAGAACTCCGGCTCTGTGTCGGCAGTAGGCAACGGACTGACAGAGACTACTGAATGAACGAAATAGAACTCTTAATCTGACGGATTATGGCTAAAAGATCAATTACCATTCAAGGCAAGAAATATCCTTGCTACATCACCAACGGCGCCATGCTGCGCTACAAACGCTCCACGGGAGAGGACGTAAGCAAAATGGCCAACGATGACACGGCCAAGATGGTCGAGTTCATGTACCACTGTACGGCGAGTGCAAGCCGCGCGGAGGACGTGGACTTCGACATGGACCTTGACACCTTTGCGGACTACACCACGCCGGCAGACCTTCAGGCCTTCGGTGAGGCGGTTACAGAGGATTCAAAAAAAAAGTAGATGATGAGGATGAAGTAGAAAGTGATATTGAAACACTGTTGGGAATCGCGATGGGGTGTATGGGGATGAGTATGGATGACTTTTGCCGATGCACCCCATCCGAATTCTCGGAGGTATGGAAATGTTTCCAGCAACAGGAGGTGAGGAAGGAGCGCAGCGCATGGGAGCGCAACCGCTGGCTGGCGGTGTGCGTGGTGCAGCCCTATTCCAAGAAGACACTCGGTGTAAAGGACATCGCCGTGTTCCCGTGGGAAAAAGAAGAGCCGACAAGGCAGGACGCCAAGCCGGCTATGAGCACAGAGGAAATCATGGTGAAGTACAGGGAAGCGTTGAAGCAGTACGGGTTCAAATAATGCCCTACGTTATCGTTTCCCGTCTCTTCGTTTCCTTTCCTCGTAATCAATCTCTCTACTATGGTCCACATAGTAGACGATACCTCGTAATACAAATAGCCAAAAGGCTACTATACCTACGAGCATCAGTTTCAAAGCGATTGGATGATGTATTAAAAATTCAGTCATAACGTAACTCATTTTTGCAAAGTTAGTGATTTAATTTAAAAATGCAATGGATAATTCAGTGAAATTCAAAATAGAACTTGAATCCAACGGAGAGAAAGTATTACAAACGCTCCGTCTGGACATGGACGACTTTAAAAAAGCCGTAAAGGAAGCCACTGGCGAGGCTCAGAAACTCAGCAGCGGTCTTTCGAGGATGGCTGAACTATCCGTTGTTGTGACCTCCTTAACCTCAGTTGTAAGTGGACTAAATCAAGCCATAGACTCTGTTGCCGGCAGCTATGAACGATTCGACGTCTCGATGCGTGCCGTAAATACGATGGCAGGTCTCGATCAGGCAGGGCTTAAGAAGCTGACCGGTCAAGTAGAATCTCTTGCTTCGGAGATTCCGTTAGCTAAAGACGCATTAGCCAATGGCTTGTATCAAGTTATCTCCAACGGAGTGCCGGAGAACAACTGGATAGAGTTCCTGGAGAAGAGTGCCCGTGCTTCGGTGGGAGGTATCGCCGACCTGGGCGAAACGGTCACAGTGACCTCCACCATCATCAAGAACTACGGCCTTGAATGGAGCGCAGCCGGAGATATCCAGGATAAGATTCAGATGACCGCCAAGAACGGTGTGACTTCCTTCGAACAACTGGCGCAGGCGCTACCCCGCGTCACAGGATCAGCCGCCACGCTCGGCGTGACAATCGACGAGTTGTTTGCGTCCTTTGCCACACTGACCGGCGTAACGGGTAATACTGCGGAAGTATCCACTCAGTTGGCAGCCATCTTCACAGCCCTCGTAAAGCCGAGCAGCGAAGCCACCACCATGGCTCAGCAGATGGGCATCCAGTTCGATGCAGCGGCTATCAAGGCGGCTGGCGGTATGCGCAACTTCCTCCAGCAATTGGATAAGGATATCAAGAGCTACGCATCCGCCCACGGACAATTGGACCAAGAGATTTACGGCAAACTGTTCGGATCCGCCGAATCGCTGCGTGCGCTCACGTCCTTGACGGGCGAACTGAGCGATAAGTTTGGCGAGAATGTCGAGGCTATGTCGGGAAGTGCCGGAACCATCTCTGCGGCCTACGACAGCATGGCAGGGAGTGCAAGTGCTTACACCCAGATTCTGAACAACCAAATCACCACCGCGACAAAGGAGGTGGGAGTCATTGCCAGCAAGGCACGGCCTTATCTGCAATATGTGGCCATCCTCGGTCAGGCTACGGTTGGCATAATAGCTATGTGCGCGTCCATCCAAAAAGGAATCGTGTACGTAAAAAGTCTCTCTTCGGCTGAAGTGGTGCTGGCCAAACAGATCAACGCAACGACCTTGCACGGAAAGATGCAGGCTGTGGCCATGCGCATCCTTACCGCAACGACCGGAGCTACCACAGTAAGCGTAACGGCACTCACAGTGGCCACTGCGGCATTGTATGCCGTGACGGGCACACTTCTGATTGCAGGCATCGGTGCGTTGATAAGTGCGCTCTCTTCCTTCTCCGCTTCCTCGGATGCGGCGACCGATAACGCCGACCAACTGGCAAGTTCGACCAACGCCTACAAGGACGCGGCTGCGCAGGCCAAGAGCGAGATTGAACTGGAGCGTGCAAAGCTGCAGGACCTGATTAAGTCCAAGAAGGATGCCACCGACGCTATCGCCCGGCTGAACCAGCAATACGGCGAGGAGTTCGGGTATCACAGCAGCGCTTCGGAGTGGTACGATACGCTCACGTCCAAGAGCGAAGACTATTGCCGGCAACTTGCCTACGAGGCGAAGGCCAAGGAACTTGCCAGCAAAATCGGTGAGACTCAGGTAGAGTTGGATAAAGTCAGGAAACGTAAAAAAGTACTCGAGGACAGCGGCCAGACCGCCCCTCCCCAAACACGGGTGAGGTCGATTGGAGGCGGCGCTACCGTCACCGAAAAGACTGGGTCGGAAGAATACGCCAACCTCATACAGAAGG